CTCGAAGTCATGAGTCTTTTGATTAAGAGTAGCTACCCTGTCGGCTTTGTCTACATCTTTAAAAAACTTCCACCCTCTTTCCGTTAGAATTTCTGTCTTAGAATCGAAGCAATCGTAATTATCGCTCCCCACCAGCTGAAAAAGAGACTCAGAACCATTTTTACTCTGCATGCGTATCTTCATCTCTTGAGAGTTCTTTTGAACAACAAGTTCTTCAGGAAAGTAGTCAAGTATCCTAAAGCCATCATTGGTCATAGAATCCCAGATTACTTTCTTAGCCTGCGAATAAGTAGGAAAAATATAATAGTAAACACCAGGGTTCTCCCACATTTGACGGATGACATAGTTGAGAGCTGTAATATCTTTACCGGCACGACGTGGCAATATGGCTAGGACGCGCTTAAACCCAGAGTCTAGCGCTTTTAAAATAGGAACTTGATAGGGTCTGGGCTTATAACTATTAAGCCGGGTCTCCACCTCTACGTTTGTCATCGTTCTTTTCGTAGATTCCTCGATAAGGCTGTTGAAGTTCTTCTCTTCCATAATTTTCTGCGTGTCTTTTCATTGAGGATTTAGATTCTGCCTCAGCTGCTGCTTCTTTAATCTCTTTCTCTACATCCAATCCGTGGGAATCATAATAGCGTAAATAGCGCATGAGAAGCTTGACCTTGTGGGCTGGTAACTCATCTCTATTCATAGCCATGTGTAGCCACTTGTTATGTAGGATTGATTTCATAATCTCAAAGGTATTATTAACCTTATCGCTAACGTAACAAAAATATTTTAAGTATTGATAGCCAATTCCCTTCCATTGAAGAAATTGAGGGACCGTGTAAGAGTCCTTTTTCTTCACCCAATCAAGCATCCACGCACAGAGTGAATCGAGGTACTCATCAGAAACCTGTATGCTACGCATTTTCATAGTAAAAATATTTTTTATTTTACATTAATCAAATACGTCTTTTATGGCACCATTTATTCTTTCTATGAAATCTAGAGTTAAAGGCTCAACGCTTGTAGGAGAGAGTGAAACTCCAGCGCTTTCCTCTATCTTCCTGCTTACTTCCTGGATGTTGCGTTTTGTAGCAAGAGCATTAAGCTCAATGACTGAGTAAAGATGGGCTAGGGAAATCTTTAAAGAATCTCTCTCATGTTGCGCTTTCGCTGGATCAAATCGAACAGCCACACCAGTAGATGTAACAAAAATAGGTGTACTTGGGGCGGACGGAGGCTGTGATCTTCTAAAACAGCAGCAGTTGCATGAATTTGTTATATCAATATCGATATCTCGTACTCGAGCAGTTACTTTTAAAGGTGTAAGTGTGGCCATATCAACCCTCCTCTTTTAGAAATTTAGGCAAACATATCTTTTCTAAGTTTTGCCATACGTCCATCCGGATGTTTAAAAACAATTCCTTCGGCTATTAAAGATCCAGTTCCAGTCTCCAAACAAAACGCACTCTGTAAAGATTTAAGAAGAGAAAAAAGTTGGTCAAGATAAACCTGAGGCGCCTCTATAAGTGGACATTGATTAAAAGGAACAAAGAGATTCATAGCGAGTTTATAATCATTATTTTGAACACCAGGCCCCACTAACTCCCCGTAAACTCTTCCGCTAAATCCACTACGAATCCAACCTTTTGTAATAGCATTGGTGACTCCCGCAATAACTCTTTGATTAAACTTATTCTGTCTGCCTATGATAGGATTCTCAATAATCCTGTTCTTTCGATTGTCTACTACTACTAGATTACCTTCTTCAAAGATGCAGCAAATATTAGTTCCATTAATCTTTTCTGTGATCTTAACGTCTGGGTTATCAAACACCCATTCATATCCTGGATTAACTTCTTCAGTTGCGAGATATTTCCCGTTTATCATCTTGCGAACAAATGGGCATTCTATCTTAGGAAAGTCTATTATTTCGTACTTCATAAATCCATCTCCGGTTTCGGTAACCATTGCTACAGTTTCATCGTAAATATATTTTTTTAATCTGATTCGATTATAAAATAACTCCAGTTCTTAAAACAAGATATTAAAATCTCTTCTCCTGTTAGGGAGTCTCTTTTATAAACTTTTATTAATTTATCCTCTGTCAACTCATAAAAGTATTTGACATATAACTCTTCATACTTTGTGTATGAGTCTTCGTAATAAATAATAAACGTTTTCATGGCAAGTCTATTATCCCGCTCTCACGGACAAGTGCCCCTATTTCTTCAGCTAAGCGTATCCGCTCTTCTGAGGGACTGGGTTCATACTTTGTAACGTTTCTGCATATGCTATAAATCTCCCAGAGAATTCCTGAGTAGTCTCCCCCTTTTAAGGCTAGCATAAGCTCTTGCCTTCCCTCGGGAAGCATAAATTTTAAAGTAACTTCTGGCACACCTGCCTCCGGGATTGGATATTCTAAATTAAATTTATTTCCCATGTTGGCTCCCTTATGTGAAAGTTCATCATTCTCGCATCTTCGTAGCCAAGATTAATATATTCGCTTAATAATTCAAAAGCTAAATCAGCGGACTCGAGTATACCTACAATCTGTCTGCTTTGAACGTACACGAGATACATATTCATTTTAATAATACTCCGGGACAAAAGGTACAGAAGGGACAAAAGGTTCGATATAGAAAAGCGTCATGGGTTCCTCGGAATAAAACTTTCGTGCATTAAGCTCGTAGATTAAAGCATCATCTTTCCATAAAACTTCATTAAGTGCATCGTTTACGAATTTGACAAGGTTATCTAGATCAGGAATGGTGCTGTGAGGCGTTTTAAGGGCCCTTGTAGCCTTTATCTTACTCCAGCTAGCTGGAATTACCATATGGAACTCGATCGTTAATTTAAGGGGCCCTGTAATCATTTCTTGATTAACTAGCTGCTCAAAAAGGATTGCTCTTAATCTCTTCTTCTTCTCGCTTTGCCTGTCAAAGTACTTCTTGCCATGTCGTCCCGCTCTCATCCAAGGAACAGGTTTGCCTTTAATTATAAACTTCACATCTCTCCTTAATTTCATACTTCTCTAAAAGCTGATTTAACTCTAACTCAAATCTTGGATTAGAAAACTTTAAGATCTTAGATTCGGATTGTCCACCAGGATTAAACTCTAGGTAGTTGTGAGATAACTCAAAGCGTCCAAACCTAGGACATGTTTGAGTGTACACAGACCTTGCTCTTAACTCGTTTTTCTCCTCTAGCCTTTTTAACCTCTCAGGATCATTTACCTGATGACTTATCTTTTCGAGTAGCCAGCCATCTTTGAGCCCCTTAATCAACCAACCGATAGGATTCTTAGTTTCATGTTCGACTTCAGGATGCTTAATTAAGTAGCTTATTCCATCCTCAATTTCTTTTGGAGAAAACCCTGATTTCTTAAGCTCCAAATTAACCCTTTTTAAAAACGCGGCGGCGCCGTCGCTGCTTCTCTTATCTGTAACTCTAATATTACGTAGTAATAAGGAAGGGCCCTTTTTGTCCTGTGCATATGTAAGGGCCGAAAATGGCTCTTGGCTATGCACTTTTTCGGGTTTATGCTTATTTGTGCCCTTGGCTTTAAAGACAGTTTTAAGGAAGTTTTCACGCGCAATTTCAGGCACATTATCTTTAGTGAGCTGTTTATCCCAGAAGTCTTTAATTTTAGATTTAGGGACCATTTGTCTTATTCTTCCGCGAGGTGATGCGTAGGTGTTTCTGTAAACCCATTTTTTATTATCTAGTTCTAGAATCAATTTTTTAACTTGTCTTACGCTGAGATTCATTTTATTAGCTAAGAACTTGTCTGATGCATAGCAGTAGGGCTGTTCAATGGAGAGCACACAAATTAAGCCATAAAGGTATGCCCCTGTTATGCCCAGTTCCATTATCCAAGGCTCTTCAAGGGTGACTGTATATATACGCGGTGGGTTTTCTAGCTCATTATCTAGATTGGTAGTTGCAATAAAAGGCTGATTGGGGGTATGGTTCTTAGGCATAAGCGTTTCCTTATAGGTAAAAATGGTTATTTGACGTAGGCATTATCTTATAAGTTTGAGCGTTTATAATAGATACTGCCTTGTTTATCCTTGGGGTTAGTGTTTATGAGGCCAGAGTTTTTAGATTTTGTAAAACTTCTTGAACTTTTGATCTAACTCCGTAGGACTTTCTAGTTTCTACGGAGCACTTTTAATATCAAATTACATTTTTAATCAATTAAATATTTTATAATTCTTCGTACCAAGCTCCTTTGACTTTTGTGTTTAGCCAGTGGCAGCTTAAGATCAGTAAAAAAACTATACTAAGTAATATAATGGCGGCCATTAAACTCTCTCATTTTCTGTTGGCTTATCGGACAAGAAATCGTTAATTTCACGTGCATCAGTAGGAAATAAATGAATTAGAGCTAAAAGAAGCAGTCGATAAAACTGGCTAGTACAGTTTTTCTTTCCATTAAGAACGGACGAGATATGAGATCTACTATATCCTGTAAAATCAACTAAATAGTCAGCGGTAATTTTTTTGCGTTTAAGAAAGAGTCGGCACTCTTGTAACTTTTTATCCATTTGAAACATTTCCCTTGTATTTAATAATATCAAATGATATATTTCCAACAAATAAAACGCAAGAGAGATTAAAATGAAAGAAGAAGTTGTAAGTTCAAAGAGTAACAAGTATTTTACGGTAAGGAACTTTGCTAAAAAAAATAAAGAGCATGGCTGTTGGCCAGACAGTGATTTATCAATTTGGGCTCTAAAGGCAAACTCTCCAGAAAATGGTTTTGGTGATGCTTTTGTGAAAGTAGGTCGAAGAGTGCTTATTAATGAAGAAAAATTTTGGGAAGCCATAGGGCGCCTTCAGGAGGACAAACCTCGGGGAGAACAAGATGTTAGATAATCCATGGATAGATACCCATAATTATTACGAAGATCAGAGCGCTTCGGAGTGCATACTTCAAGATGCTAAGCAATGGGTTCTTGAAGTGGTTCATCATGCTTATCATACCGGAGATTTGGTCAGCTTTGAAAATGCTTTAGAAGAGCTCGCTGCTAGCTGGAACATTGCCCTACCGCTTGGAAGACTTAAATTAAAAGAAATACCTTCGGAGGTACTAAATGAAGAGTGAGAAAACGATCGTTGAGCAACTAAATGATTTAATGTTTAATTTTTTGGAAGAGAACCATCTAAATAATGAAGCCACCCTAGAGATTTTATCTAACATGATGATCTTTTATAACTACACTCATAAGATTCCTTTGGATACTGTGAAAGGTGTAACTGATAAGATATTAAAGTTTTATAAAACGTTTGAAGATATGCGAGTAGAAGTTAAAAAGGAGAAGCCTAATGATTAACGAAGAAGTAGAGACTAAGAAAGTTGAAGAGATAGTAACACCATCACCTTATGAGTCAGCTCAACTAGGTGAGTTATTTACTGCTCTTGCAAAAGCGCAGTCAGCAATGGCGGTCGCTAAAACAGACAGCAGTAATCCTTTCTTTAAAAGTAAGTACGCTGATTTAGCTTCAGTTGTACGAGCTTCCAGAAAATCTCTTTCTAAAAATGGTTTGGCAGTTATTCAAAGTGTTATTCCTGGTAGAGAAGGAAAGCTCAACCTGCATACGCGTCTTTGCCATGCGTCGGGTCAGTGGATGGAGTCTTGTATTCCTGTACTTCCCCCTAAGCCAGACATTCAGACACTCGGTAGTTACTTAACTTATCTAAGAAGATACACCTATGCTGCGGTAGTAGGAGTTGTAGCTGCTGAAGAAGATGATGATGGTGAGTCAGCAATGGAATCTCCACGCCAAAAGGGAGTAGCATCTCCAGGATTTGAAAGAATTACAAAGGCCCAACTACAAGTTTTAAGTAATGAGCTAGAGGGCTTAGAAGAGATATTAGAGAGCCTACTTAAAGGTTATGGAATATCTAAGTTGTCAGATTTACCATCTAAAACTTATAGCAAATGCCTCGAAAGAATCAGAGAAATTAAAAGAGCAAAAGAGGATTAAGAATGCAAGAAATAACTTTAATAGGAAACATGGGAAAAGATCCCGAAGAGAGAGAAACTTCAACAGGTAAGAAGCTAACTACTTTTTCACTCGCAGTGAGCCCGAAGAAAAATGAAACAGTGTGGTATGACTGTCAAATTTGGGAAAATAGGCTACCACAGTTTGCCAAAGTATTAGAGTATCTTAAAAAAGGTACACGTTTGCTTGTTCGCGGAGACTTAAGAACTCCCCACGTCTATCAAGCTAAAGACGGAACACATAAAGTAAGCCTTAAAATGGAGCTTAGCTTTGTGAAAATGATAGGGTCAAGCCACGAAAAGAAAGAAGAGACAACTAAAGAACAAAGCGTCTTTGCTGAAGAGATTCCTTTTTAAGGGACAAAAGGGACAAAAGGTACAAAAGGATAAAAGATGAGTGAAAAAGATATTAAATATCATTTAAATAAGTTTGTTGAACATATCGGCAATATGGAGGCTAGCCTTAATATAAATTGGGATCGGACAGCCAAATTTCAAGAAAACTATATGTTTGAAGTAAAAGCTATGCAGGAAAAGCTAGAAACACTAGAGCAAACAGGTGATTTGGCAAAAATGGTCTCTTCTATTAAAGAACAGGTCCATATAGCCTCGACTACCATAAAAAAAGAAGTGGGCTCTTTACGAATTGAAAGAGAGGAGTCCCTCTCATCTATTGAAAAAGAAAGTGCCCTAAGAGACTCGTTTTTAAAAGATTTAAAAGTAATATTGAAAAAGGCAAGCGAGTTAGACCTCGAAAAGACTGCTATGAAGGGGGCATTAATGGCATTAAATTATGTTAAGGAATTTAAAGACTCCTACGCTCATTTACAGAGACTTAAAACTGTTCTTAAGAGTATGGATTTACCCTCTTTTGATTATATCCCCGATACACTGTACCATGCAAATTGGAATTTAGATCTTAAAAAGGTAGGGTTATCTACACGAACCCTAAAGCAATTAAATAATAAGAATATTATTACTTGTGGCGATCTAGCGTCGCAGCATGAACAATTTCTTATTGAAGACTTTAATGTAGGGGAAAAAATGATGAAGGAAATTAAAATAAAACTTCATCAAGTAGGCCTTAGGCTAGGGATGTATACATGAAAATAATAACATTTGATGATGGGCAAGGAAGTGATTCTTGGCTAATTTGGAGAAAGGGTGGAATTGGAGCTTCGGACATAGGGGTTTTAATGGGATCCAACTCTTATTCTACTCCCTTGCAGCTTTGGGAAAAGAAATGTGGTTTTAGGCAGGAAGACCCTATAAATTTTGCTATGTCACATGGAATATCTCATGAAGATGTAGCGCGCCAATGGGTAAATGAACATCATCAGCTAAATTTAAAGCCTGTATGCATAGAAGATACCGAAAAAACTTATTTTAGAGCCTCTTTAGATGGATGGGATTTTGATTCTCAGACTTTAGTAGAGATAAAGTGTCCTATTAGTGAAAAAGTTTTAGATGCAGCAAGATTAACTCAGTCAATTCCAGCTTATTGGTATGATCAAATGCAGTGGCAGATTATGTTATCAAATCCTAAGAGAGCTTTTATAGCTATTTGGGATTATAGATATAATTCATGCTTAACAATTGAAGTGACCTCAAGTACTAAGAAAATAGAAGAGATGCGCCTTAAAGGTGAGGCATTTTGGCATGGAGTACAAATAGGCAAGGCACCGGAACCTCAAAAGGGCGACTACATAGAAATAGATGACCCACAGGTCCATGAACTACTATTGGAGTATCAAAGTGTGGCTGACAAAGAAGCGGCCTTCAGCGCCCGCAAAAAAGAGCTTAAGAAGAAGATAGAAGAATACGGAGACGATGGCAATTTCATTGCTTTTGGTTTTAAAGTTCAAAGAATGGCTCCTCGCTCATCGTATGATTTAGATAAGATGAGAATCGATGGAATAGATGTCGATAAATATATCAAAAAGTCCGATAGCATAGGGTACTATAGAATTTATCCTCCCAAAGGAAAATAGTATACTTGGCAGTAGGTTACAGACTGTGCTATCTTATTCTGCACTAAAAGGAGTTAAATCAATATCAAAGCCTGTTTTTTGGCTTATTAACTCTTCTACACCTTCTTCAATTATATTATCTGAAGGATAATTTTTGTAGATAGATTTAAATGCAGAGCAGCTGCATAAAACCATCAGTGCTATTCCTAATATTAGACCAATGAAAAATTGAAATTTTTTAAATAATTTTATAATCATCGTAGTTCCTTTTGTTAAAGGGTAATATTTTTTGAGGTAATAATCTATTTCTTCTTTAAATTCTTTCATTACCTCAATATATCTCATTAGAAGAATTCCGTAATTAAAATTACACCCGCGGCACCAACGGCCCCTACATTAGCTCCTCCACCTGAACTATGAGCACCTGAGGCTCCGCCTCCATAATTTCCACCAGCTATACCGACGCCTCCGCCTCCAGCTCGGGATTGGGCGCCCCCACCTAATTGAGAACTTCCACCTGTTCCCCCCGCTCCATTAAGTCTAACTGGTCCCGAAGCCGGCGTTGTTACACCTGCACCTCCACCTTGCCCTTGTATGTTTATATCACCCAGACTACCAACTCCACCGATTCCTCCATTTACCCATATATCATTGGCAGTACTTCCTTGTCCACCAGCCCCTCCTGTCGCACTAAGAATAGCTCCTAAAGAAGTTGTACCGCCTGTTCCACCTGCACCTGCTATTGCTCCCGCTGTTCCAGCAGCACCAATTGTAACTGCTTGTGATACACCAATTGTGGTGTCATCAAATACTTTTTTGGCTGATCCGCCTCCGCCGCCTCCACCGCCCGCAGTGGCATGACCACCAGCTGTTGCTGCAGAGCCTCCAGAACCGCCTCCCCCTCCGACGAGCTCAACGATACAATATTGCATACCCACTGTAGGAGTATAAGTTCCATTAGCAGTAAAAGTTTGCATAGCGACCTGGGTTCCGCCCTCTCCAGCTGAAGTCCAAGACGTATTACCTACGCCATCGGTAGTTAAAACTTGACCATTTGTTCCGTCAACTGTAGCTAGGGAATAAGCTCCATTAACTTCTAAAGCGCTCGTTTCATTATTAATTGAATTTGTTACTGCCATGATGTCTCCTTAACTAATATTGATGCTTCCACCAATAGAATAAATTATTTGAAAATTGGTATCAGCCACAGAACAGACAATACCTATTGTGTCACCGAGGGTTGTTGATATAGTGGTTCCTGTTACTCCCACTGTACTTAAGCTAGAACCAAGGCCAATTGATTGTCCAGCATTTTGAGCGACTGTCCAACCACCTGCGTTAATTCCGCTAATCGAAAAATGATCTCCTACGGCAGCTGTTACAGGTAAAGTAAATATTACCCCTCCACCGGCATTAGCAAAGTACCCTTCATTAGATACCATTGGGTGAGTAGCCGCAGTAATAACACTCCAACCCAGTCCCCCTCCTGTCGTACTAAATGTAATTTGATTTGCTCCACCTTCTATTACCATACCCGAGCCACTAATATAAGTAATATCCCCAGTGGCAGAGGGAACAACTGGAGACGTTCCAGTCGGTACTATAAAATTAGTTAATACCTGACCATTATCAGATTCAATAGTAAGTGTATTAGTTCCACCGATCACTGTAATACCGCTAGAACCGGTCATCGTTATTTCGTTACCAGCAGTCGGGATTACGGGAGAGGTACCTGAGTCCGGGATAAAAGTTTCTACTGCGCCTGAGGTACCACCTATTTGCACCCATATAGCCGTATTACCTGTTATGTCGGCAAGTTTGTACCAATCATCAGAGCTTTTATCTAGCCACTCATCTCCCTCGCGAAAATTTTTACTATCATTACTAGTGGGAGCTCTAAGACGCGCAATACGGCGTACAACAGGTTGAGATCCTATAGGATAATTTAAAGGTGAGCCGGTTGGTACAGACATCTATAACTCCTTAAGTAACATTTACGGAACCTTGTTTAATATTTGCTACGAACCCTAGATTAGGAATTACACATACGATTTCTATCCAGTCCCCTTGCGCAGTTGAGACTATTGTACCCGAGGTGGTCGTTGTCAAAGCGGTTCCTAATCGGATACTTTGCCCCGTTTGTTGGGTAACAGAAAAACCAGCTGCATCGATCGCTACTACTTGGAATGTGGATCCTATCGGAGCTGTAACGGGTAATGCACAGGCGACCCCTAAAGCATTATTAGTAAAATACCCATTATTTACAGCCATAGTAACAGATGCGCCCGTTTCCATGTTCCAATCAAAGTCGCTTATAGCTGAGCCGTCAATTGTAATAGTAGAACCCGCACCCGATGTACTTATTCCATTGGTTCCCGCTAGAGTCAAAACATTGGCAGCTGGTGTAGCCGAGCCAGTATCAGCATCGTATTGGGTTGCAATCGAAGTATGCGCTTCAATATTTATGGTATTGGGCCCGTTAGTAACAGTAAGCGATCCAGCCGAAGAAGTAATATTAGCAGGAGAAGGGGCGCCGCCTGTCGAACCAACTAAAAGTTCTCCATCAGCAAGCGGGCCAACCTCTAACAAGGCGCCAAGAGCCCCAAAATAGGGAACAGCATTTTGAGTAGCGTAATTTAAAAGAACTTTACCTGCTCCTTTAGTTGCCATACTTAAATCAATATTTGCATCAGACCCATCAGCAGTAATCACATTATCTTCTATATTACAACCGGATGTAAGAGAATTAGTTTCAAATATTGATGACTTGACGGTGGCACCTGTAATAGTTAAGGTTGCAGCCACATCTGTATTATCAAGGTAACTAACTCCTGTAATGGATAAATCTCCGGCACCCGTGCCTGCTATTGAGGGATTATTTGAAGAGTCAATTGAAGAATTTACGATGGAGCAGTCCGAAGATGAGTTCATGGCAATCGCCGCGCTAGCCCCACCTAAAATGTCACTATTACTTATGTTAACACTAGATGTATCATTAATTATAATAGGATTATTGACTGTACATCCATTGGAAAAGCTAATTATAGAAGTTCCTGAAAAGGTGCAGGGACACCCTATTACTGAAGAATAAAATACTCCTAGGCCCCCACTCATTAAAAGAGGATTTAAAGACCCAAATCCGACCTGACTATTCATAACTAATAGGGTGGCACTTCCACTATTATTTAGGATGCCTTCTTCAAGTGCCAAAGTTATTGTATTAAAAATTTTTAAAAATGCGCTAAAGTAACTAAGTCCAGCCCAATTGGGTAAATTAAAAATATAACCATTAATAGAAGCTGTTGTACAATTCTTTATTTCTATATTTGTATCTCCAGCCGCGGGACTACTTATAATAGCCGGTGAACCGGTTAAAACAAAATTATCAATTTCAATGTTCCCTGTTGTAGGTGGTAGGTGCTGCCCATTTATTGTGCAGTTATTCCCACTTCCAACCAAATGGATTCCATCGTATAAAACTAAATTTTCATTGTAAACGCCAGGTTGAACGTATACAAATATATTTCCACCGGCAGCATCCGCTGCATCAAGAGCATTTTGTATTGTTTGATACCCAGCTGTTCCAATAGGTCCAACTACATATGGGGTAATAGGAAATTGTCCTGGGGCGGAGCCCGCAGTAATTGTGAGAGTATTGGTCCCCGGATTACCCGCTACCGTTACTATCCCTGTGCCAACTACATTTATTAACCCGGCACCACTTGGTCCAACAGGCCCGCCTGTATTACCTTGTAGTGCATCTAAATCGTTTTCTATATCTGTAAGTCTACCTGCTTGTGACACTATTTGCCTCCTTCCGCAGACATTGTTTCCACCCATATGGACCCACTTGAGACAGTGGCCGAAACCTCCTTAACATATATTTGTGTACCGGCAGAGATAAATAATCCGTCATCTCTTACCTTATTGGCAGATAAATCGAACAACTGAAAAGAATTTACCGCAAGCCGCAAATGATTAATTACCCCGTCAAAAGATATATATACATCTTGATCCATGGCATTTGTTAGCATGATTAAACGCGTGTGATCTACTAAAGGAGTACCAATAGCTATATACCCAGCCCCAACCACACCAAAATCAATCTCTCTTAAAGGTTCAAATCTAACTCTTGTTCCGTAAGCCATTTTTACCTCGCATAAATTGTAGTTATAGAAATATTTCCAGCATTAGGAATTCCATCGGGGCCTTGCTTAACATAAAATTGGGTACCAGCTGGAAGAGATAGTTTGGAAATCCCTTCTTTATTACTAGAAATGTTAATCACCAGAGACGAATTTCCTATAATTAATATATTGTCATTTATACCGTCGATAGAAATCCACGTCGAAAGAGGTACATTATCTATAACAATAGTAGATGTAATAATAAGCGAGTGAGCCGCCTCACTTAAGGGAGTTCCAATAGGAGTATATGCTCCTAAAACCCCTGTTTGATCAGCAGTCTTCGCTATCTCCAGCGCTGCCCTTATAGGTCTCGATACTGTCATGATCTTTTATCTCCGTAACTTTGTCTTTTTTAGGTTGAGTGACTTCTTCCATTTTAACTGCAAACAAATGGGCAACAGCCACGCAAAAGTCATATGCCTCGGCATATGATTTACCCATAGGGATAAGAACTTTAAAGCCCTCATGTTTATCTGTGCCATCAATTTCTAAATAAGCTTTTTCTTTCACGTTATTCCTTTTGTTTACGGTGCAATATTAGTCCAATAAGGGATATATCTTACAGCAGTTCCGTTATAAATTTTTAACCAACCACTACTGTTTCCAGGGTTCGCTGTAGTCATTAAGACTGCCCCAGCTCCTGCACCCACTGCTTCATCTACAACATTGGTAAACATAACAGTCGCCGCTACACCTGTCCCCTCATCCCCATCCGCAATTATGCTTTGGCCTCTTACCGTAGTAGCTACATCTATTGCCGCAGAAAAAGCACTTATTCCTGCTACACTCCCACTTATTAAGGTTTGGTTCGCAAGTCGGATATCTCCTTGAGAGTAACTATTGGCCGGGTCCCCCACAAACAAATCTAGTCCAAAGTTCCAATCCGCCACTGGCGAAGTAGATATAACTTTATAAGCTGCTGCTGCTGCAACAACTGACGGACCAGATCCCGCAGGTCTAGTAGCGATATAACCATTGGCTAAATTATCTAATTGAGAAGAATAATCAACCGTTGCTAATATCGAGCCAACAAGTGGAGCAGTTGGTATTCCCGAACCTGCTTCAAACGATAGCCCATGAGAAGCGGCAGCTATAACATCTTGAGGCTGGTCGATAGGATCTGATTCTTCCATCTGTATTATAGTACGAATACCAAATAGTTGACTTCCGATAATAGCGCCGTCACGTTGAGTAGAGGTGGTTTCAATTGCCCCCCCTTGTGAAATATTACAATTCGCTGCTCCAAAGTCCATTTGGGCATTCCAATTATTGTCCGTCCCGTCCCCTATAGCCGCAGTAAAATTAGAGTAAAAAGGTGTATAAGATGCACCATTAGTTCCACCAGCTGTTGTCAGATATGCTTGGAAAATGGCATTATCCTGATTGAAAATTCCTTGACCTGCAGATACTGCCTGAGCCTGCGTTCCGACTGTAAAAGATGAGCCTGAATAAGCCCCACCCTCAGTTGCAGAATAAACTTTAGCTAGAGTGTTAGCTACACCAGTATCGGCAACAAAGTTTACATTACTAAGTTGGATGTCTCCTGGCCCTACTCCTATGATCGCTGGTGAGGTATCACTTTCTATATTACAATTTGCTAATTTTATTCCTTGAGACGAATCTTGCAATAAAGCAGCCCCTGTTGAAGGAATGAAATTACAATTATAATAATTGGCCTCAGTAGCATCTAACATTGTGATGGGCTCTAAAAATGTAGCATTAGTAGCATCAATAGACGCAGTGCCAGATAAATTAAGCACACTCCCAACTATAACTGACTCAAGGTTGATAGGACCAGATATATTCATTACTGCCCCAGCGCCTAAACCCACAAGGGAATTTTTTATTACTATTATTGCCCCGCCAGCGTTATTAATACCACCATCGCTAACAGGAAATGGAGCTACTGGAGGGTTGCTCAAATGATCTTCTATTTGTATAAGACCGATCCACCCTATTAAATCACATAAAAAACCATTCTGACACGCGGACGCACAATTATTAATAGATATAGATCCTGTCCCTGCAACTGCAGAGGATAAAACTGATGTAGTAGTTTGAAAATAAATAGTATTAAATGCCACATCACCTGATGCTGGTGGTGTGTGTACCCCAACAATGATAGTACCATAAGTGCCCAAATCCGAAGTTGCAGGTGTACCATATAAATGCACATTGGCAACTAAAGTTAAGTCTTCAGTATAAGTTCCAGGTTGAATGTATACTACACCACCACCTGCTGCTGCAGCAGCATCAATCGCATCTTGAACTATTTGATAACCAGCCTGACCAATGGGACCAACAACAAACTGTGTAATAGGTATCCCATCGCCAGCAGCATCAATTGTAAGGGTATCACCTAGTCCAGTAACTACGACTCCAGTTCCTCCTAGAAGATTAATGTTGCCAAGTGTAGGAGAAATTGCGCCTCCAATAGTACCAGTTAATGTATTAACTCCAGATGCACCTGCTCCACTAAATGAATCCCAAGATGCTGATCCGGCAACAACAGATGTTAGCCCAAACACTGAATCTAAAAATTTATTTACCCATAATTGACCAATAGGATAGTTTTTGTCGTTTGCGGTAGGGTCTCTATTACTAACTATTGGACGTGGAAATACACCTTGTAAAGGATTGTCTAGTGCATAAGCTGAATTAATTTTTACCATGGTGGCCTCTCATAATTTGTTATTTTAATTTTTAATTTATATAACAAAAATTTTAATGTGGCAATAAAAAACTTAAGTAGATATACTTAATATATACAAAGGATATATGTGAAACCTAAGCCTAAGAAATTTATTTTTAATATACCTATCTCTGTATACGATCAGTTAAGTGTAGCTGCTGAAAAAAGAAATATGGCTAGAAGCGTGTACTTAGTACAAGTTTTAATGGAAGCTTTATCAAAAGAAATTAATTAAAGGAGTTACAATGTTCAAAATCTATTTCCACTTATTTTTGTGTTTTATAGGATTGGCTTATTTAGTTTATTTAGCTGCCACAAGCCTGCGGGATAGCAGGAGAGAGGAGATGCATGAAATACTCCGTAAATATTTTGAGGAGTTATTTTAAGTGCTTTGTGCACGCGCTATTGCTTTATTCATTTGCCGAGACGACATACCTTTATCTTTCATTTGCTTATAAAGTGCTTGTCTTTCATCAAATGTGGTAGCTTTTTTAAGTTTGTTCCCATACCTAATAGCTGGAACTTGTTTAATGATCTGTTCTGCGAAACTTCCAACCATTGAAGCTCCAGTTTTTAACCCGGCTGACACTGGTGCTAGAAAAGCTAATAAGCTGTAAGGGATAGTTATTCCAAATTCTTCTTTTATCTTACTGCGTATAGGGAGAAAAATCATAGCTCCTATGGCAGCATTTCTCCATTTCTTTAAAATGCTCTTTTTAGGCTTGGTGCCCAATGTTCCTGTTGTTTCTTTACCACTAAATGATTTTTTTATATCTTCAAACTTATCTTTTAAACTAGATGATAATTTTCCTTTTTTAAGCTCATCAACAAATTCTCGACCAAAACTTTTAGCCTTATTGTTAACTGCAGTTAATTCTGAAACTGGTATACCTGTTTTATTGCTCAATGATTTTAAAGAAGCGGGGGTAATATTTTTTAGGTCATCTAAAATAGGAGCTAACTCTTTTTTAACAAGTTGTTCTGTCTTTTTATCTAGTTGGTCTAATATTTTTTTTTGTTTAACAAAATCTTTTTGAAAATCTTGGATGTCTTTTCGCAGAGATTTAAGGTTTTGTTTTATTAAAGCACTACCAGGTTTTTTAAGTTGAGATAGAGAACTAATTTTATCTAGTCGATTATCTATTTTAGCTTCGTTAATAGCTTGATTCTTGTTTAAGAGATTGAGTTCACGTTTAAATGAATGTTCTATTCCTTTAGGAAGCTCTTTAATTTTATTTTTTAAAGTTTTTTCTGCTTGTTGATACTCTTTTTTATAAGCTTCAAGAGTTTTTACAACCCTGTCTTTATAGGGAGCTTCGGGAAGCTTTCCCATATCAGCCCTTTTTAATGCTTGATCAATAAATTTTTTATCTTTTTCAAACATTTCTGAAAGTTCGATTGCTTCGGGACTTTCAGGATATAAAGCAGCGCTTTTAACCTTTTCCATATGCTTTGTAATAGCTGGCTCTAAATCGGATTCTCGGTAGGGTTTAACCCCTTTTTCTGAGACCCCCTTCAAATCTTCCAAACGATTACTTAAGGTATCAATTTCTCGTCGTTTAAGTTTTACAGCTCTATCTAATAACACTTTTTGAGAGGCTGAATTTTTTCCTTTAGACTTATTTTCAAGGAAATCAATATCTTCCTTAGCTTTCGCTAGGTCTTTTTCTACAGCTGGCATTTGCTCTTTAATTAATTCTCTTTTTGTTTGTTCTCTTACAGTCAAAGGAGTCTCTTTTTTCCTTTTGGATTCCTTATCTTGTTCTATATATTCTTCTAAAGGCCGTTCAGCGAGTTTCTTAGCCATTTCTTTAGGAGATTCACGCGGTTTTTCTGATACATTAATAGATTCCTTGGACACCTCTCCAGTTTTGGTTGGCTCACGAGTAATATCTTTTACTACTCGTACAATATCTTTAGGGTTATTAAGATCGTACCCCTTTTCCACTACTCTTTCCTTAATAGCAGATGCTGCTTGTTCAGGTGCTATATTAGCTTTCTTTAAAGAGGAATAAACATTTTTAGAATATTTTCCAGCATTATGCATAAGATCCAGTCCAAGGAACATACCTAAGTTCTGACCATATTGATCAAGAGATGGAAATTCTCCCTCCAGTACACCTTGGGCAGCGGTGAAGAGTCCTGCTTGTGCTCCTGTATCTATTAACTTTTGAGCAGCGCTTCCACCCTTCAATTGAAGAAGTTTTCGGCCAGCTGGAAATTTATTTAAAACCTTTAACTTAGTTAATGGGCCTAAAGCCGCACCTAAAAGTGCACCTTTTCCACCAGCTTTAAGAGTCGCATCAGTCGCATTCAGAAAATCGCCAAAGGTACCTTTTTCACCTCTATCCAAATACTTTTGATATTCCATGAGTCCTGTTTCCACCATAGCAGGTAGCGCCAAGGAACCAGCTCCTCCTCCGATCAGTGCACCAACCCCTGCACCAAAAGGTCCTGCTAAAGACCCCGCCGCACCGCCCGCTAGTCCGCCTGCCTGACCACCAGCTGCATAAAGAGGACTATCGCCTGCAAATTGAGCAAGACCATGCACAATATTTTTAAGAAAAGTAGGATTTTTTAGTTGGGTTCTTTCTTGAAATGCTTTTTCCCCCTCTCCGCGCGTTATTCCTTCTACGCGGCCCACACTTCCAGCCTGAAAGCCCTTCTTCATCGCTTTCCATAACCCTTCTTTTTCTTGAGGCTGCGTATCTTGAGGCTGCGTATCTTGTAGAGCTTGCAGCCCAGGGGGGAGGTGCTCTGGCGCTGTAGATGGATTAAGTTTATCTTGGAGTGCTGACATAAATGCTCTTTCCCGACCCATAGTCGGAATCTTTTGGTTAGCATTTATAGAAATTTCTTCGTAATCAGACGGCTCAAAAAGGGCTAAGGATTCTTTAGGGACTCCGACCTTACTAAGTCCTGACTGAATATCAAATACGGTAAAAGGTTTATTAGCTTCAGCTTGATGGGCAGCTTGTTGCTTTTTTTGGGAAAGCATGTTCTGTAATTGATATTCTAATAATTTATTCGCCCCCGTAGAAAACCCTGTTCCGATTGATTGTCCTAATTCTTCACCATAATCATATTGTGGAAGTGTCTGTACCATATTTTACCTATAAAATTCCAAGCATGGGTAAAAGTTTCATCATAGCTGCCATACCGCCGGCTTGTCCAAGCCCCTGACCAGCTGCTGTTCCAAGCCCACCAAGTAAACCACTTGTAGCAGGACGTTGTATATTTTCAAATGAAGGTGTCATAGCACCTCCTAGTAAGGATTGAAGTTGTGACATTGCATTTCCTTGTAGACCGGATCTCTGAGCTTGTAAATTTTCTGCGAGTCCTGCTCCTGCTTGGCCCAATTGTTGACCAAAAGCTGAACTTTTTTGTGCATCCATACCAGTAAATCTCTCAGCTATACTCGGCATAATATCTTCATTAAAGTTTCTCATTGCTGGAGCTTCAAAACTCTGCATCATTTCAGGGTTGCTAGAAAGTATTTGTTGTAAATATTTAAACATATCAGGCATTTGCTCAGAGGCGCCAGAAATAACTTGATTTTGCAATCCTTGTTGCTGAGGTGTGAACCTTTGAAATTGATCTGTTTTTTCATTTTTACCTAGCAAAAAATCTAAGAACGCCATGTTTTACTCCTTAAGTAAACTAGAACTGTAACATCTTTTTTATTATAGCGCCGATATAAATTCTACAATAACAAAACATCTTGTATAAGCTGTGCGATCTATCCCTGTTGTTATAATAATGTTTGTTGCATCCATTTCTAAAGAGATATTTAAATTAAGTGTAGGTGAAGCAAACGGTATAGGTATCCAGCTAGTTAAAGGGGTGGTAGCAGCAGCATATATTTTTGTAACAGACTCCTCAATCCTAAAAGTTATCCCATGAAGCACCGACTTAGATGTAGCATTTGGAAGAGGGCCAAAATCTATTACCTTTCTAATTACACTTCTAAAAGTAACATTTGCTGTAGTCTCCGTACTAAATGTAGGCAAAAACCTTTGACCAGTTATGGTTTCAACTCCATCATATATCCCAGAATCCTTAGTATTTGTAGCAATTGCTATATTGTTTAGATACTGGCTAAGAACAATATCTTTTTCAGAAACTTTTTGAGGTATAATATAGGTTTCTGGAAGAAAATTATTAGGATTACCTTCAAAACTTCTTGTCATATTTAACCTATAATTCTTCCTGATGGCTCAACATATAGTATCATTCCATCTAATTGAAAATCCGATTGGGAAATGGCCAAATCTTTCATTTGATCATCACTCATATATATCTTTATCTGTATCATTATGCCTTGTGTTTGCATAAAGTAACGGTGCCAAATTCTTACCTGTTGCGCCTGGTAGGTAGAGTTGTCTTCAGGCCGCGATAAGAGAGTATTAGTTCCCAGGAGAGCGCCACCGACATCCTGCTCTTGTATACTTTGTCCCGAGGAGTCAATAAAATAATCTACTGAAACTTCTCCGTCAGCAGTTCTATCAATTAAAAAATCCATAAAGGGCATACGAAACTGCTGACCAATAGGAGTGCCAGGGTTCCATTGCTTAGATGTTATATTAATATTAGAAATACGAGTTATCTTACCCCCACCTGTGTAAGTGCCGGTAAAAGAAGTGGTAGGATTAAGAGTAATAGTGTTTTCATCTATTACAATAATCTGAAATACGATTCCATTTAAAGATGTTATCCCAAGGCAGTCGTCTAATAATACATAACCATTACCGGGCAAGTTATGGTTTATAACAGTAAGTTCCTGTGTAGTGGAATTCATATTTGTAATATATAAGGACTGCTCGTTAGATGATTTATCCCCGTCAATAACAAAGGTAAAACCCTGCTGATTTCCGGCAACAATAGACCCAAATTGACTTTGATTTTGAGGCCCACCCCAAGAATCATTCCACGCAGCCCATGTACCGTATATTCTCCCTAAATCTGCCCAGCTTAAGTCCGCGTCTCGCTGGAAGTAACCAAAACAAGTAAATGAATCTTCGAAGATGGCCCAAGATGAATTTTGATAATTCCAAACTAGAATTCGAGTTGGAAAGGTGGGATTAGATTTATCATCTGGGAAGGTCCAGTACACGACTTCACGATAAAAATCTCTTACTCCGTACACCCTCTCTGGTCCTGCATTGCCATTATGGATATTAAATACCTCATCAGGAATCATTTGATCTATCCGTTCTACATTTACCCCATTACAATTATGGACACCAACATTCCCAACTCCAACAGCACCTTTATCAAATCCAATTATTGAAAAGCGAC